CGGCCTTAGTTCATGAATTTTCCGAATATTGTAGATATTGGATCACTGAAAACCTCATTCCTTTAGACAGTGACGTTGACTTATCGATTGATAATTGGTTGGAAAATTCGAACTATAGCAATAACAGGCGCGTTCAATTAAGAAAGAAAAGTGAATTTAAAATAAAAACTAAATATGATGTTAAGTGTTTTATGAAAGATGAATTCTACTTAGAGTATAAGTATCCACGCGGTATTTACTCCCGAATTGACGAATATAAGGTATTAGTTGGCCCTATATTTAAATTGATTGAGAAAGAATTGTCAAAATTAGACTGCTTTGTTAAGAAAATATCTATACATGACCGAATTAAACACATCAAAAAAATTTTTGAGGGTCATAGTAAGGTGTATGTTACAGATTACACCAGTTTTGAAGGCAGTTTTAGTAAGTCAATTATGGAAGAGGTAGAATTTGAATTGTACAGATTCATGACCTCTAATATCAAGTCTGCCAGATTCATGGATCATTTAAAACATTTGACTCAATCAAACTTTTGTCAATTTAAAAATTTTTGGGTAAAAATACCTGCAACACGTATGTCAGGTGAAATGAATACTTCACTTGGTAACACATTCATGAATATGATTCTCACCAGGTTCATGGCTCATAAGAGCGGTGAAAAAATTTCATGTATTTTTGAGGGGGATGATGGAATGATAGGCAGTGTTGGTCCTTTAGATTTGACTATACCTGCCAAATTGGGATTTAATTTAAAGCATGAATTTAAAAATATAAATGAAGCTTCCTTTTGTGGAATGATTTTTGACCTTGATGATTGTCAATATATTACAGATCCGGTTAAATTCTTGTTGAAATTGGGATGGAGCAAATCTGCTTATGCCAATGCTTCCGAGAATAAGCTGCTGAGTTTGTTAAAGGCTAAATGCCAAAGTGGATTATACCTTTATCCTGCATGTCCTGTCGTATCAAAACTTCTAAAAGTTATTTTAAGAAAGTTAGATGAACGAAAGATACGTGCTAGATTCGGCATTTCCACCAATTACGAGAAAAAGACATATTTAGAAAACATGCAGCATTTTTACTCTAACCGTGAAGAAATTATGGGAACAGAGCCGACCTTAAAAACTAGATTGCTCTTTGAAAAATTGTTTGGAATAGACATAAAATGCAAGAATGTTATGAAGAAATGTTTGAAGCTTGGGAACCAAACAGGCCTATGTATCTTGGTATAGGTACTAGTGTACATTGTTATAATTATCACAATTATACCTTACCAGCTTATTTGACTTGTAGTGTGCCTAAGCTTCAGAAAATAGATGTCTACGAAACAAGCATTAAAACGAAGAACGAAGAGAAATCAAAGGAAATTAGCGGCCAAATCATCCGCGAAACAAACGGCTCGTGTGACACGCGGGCCTGCCCCAAAAATTTATAAAAATCCTCAGCAGCGACAATTTAACGCTGTTGAAAGTGGGGGTAATTGGGGCCGCGGGATAGGAAATACTTTAGTTCCTGGGATGGGCGGAACAATAGGCGGTGCGATCGGGTCAGGGCTGGGTTATCTTTATAGGACAATAACCGGCTCTGGGGCATACGAAATCAAAGAGAACACATTAATTAAAAGTGGGACACCTATACCATCTTTTGGGCCTAGTTGTGTGAGGTTGCGTCACAAAGAATACTTGCAAGATGTTATTTCTTCAAGTACGATTGGGGCCTTCAATCTCAATACTTTACCCATTAATCCTGGTATGCCTAATACGTTCCCTTGGTTGGCTGCTATAGCATCCAATTTTGAAGAATACCGTTTTCTTGGTTTAATTTTTGAGTATGTTTCGACTTCGGCCGATGCCTTAAACTCAACTAATACCGCTCTGGGTAAGATAGTGTTAGCAACTGATTACAATGCAACTAATCCTCAGTTTACGTCTGTTGAACAAATGATGTCGACTGAATTTTCAAACTACGCTAAACCGTCAGATTCAATAATTCATGCGGTGGAATGTGCACGAATTTACACACCCATGGAATTAAGTTACGTCCGTTCGGGTGTACCTAATTCATCATTTTATGACCTTAAAATGTATGATCTTGGTAATTTTCAATTTGCCACTCAAGGACTACAAGCAGCCTCTGTCAACATTGGTAGTATATGGGTTTCCTACGACGTTATGTTGTGTAAACCAATATTATCATCTGTAGGCGGAGGTGATGTCTTGAGTGAGCATTGGGCTCTAGTTGCTCCAAGCACTTCAGCCTATTTTGGTACATCTCGAATTTTAGTGCCAGGCTCAAACATTGGGTTGACATTTGGATTAACAACAATGTCTTTCCCTTCCTATATTAATAGTGGAGCTTTCATGATTGAATATTCAGTTTATGGCACTAATACAGCCGTGACAGTGCCTGTTGTTACTGGAACCAATTGTGTTTTAGAAAATGTATGGAACAATACAACATCTAATAACGCCAGTAATACGGGTTCTACGAGTGCAAATTTCTTGTTGATTTTTGTCATTTCAGTCACTGGCCAATCACCTTTACTCACCTTTGGTAGTGGTTCTTTGCCTACCACAGCTGGGTATGGAGACCTTTGGGTAACGCAAATAAA